GACACACTCAAAGACTTCTTAGAACTTATTGAGTTTAGCAACGGTAAGATACTAGATCTACACCATGATCGTGCCAAGATGGGTACAGATAATGATGCAGAACTTGTCGGTGAGATCCTCAACAATGATTTCGTGGAGGTAGATGAGTAATGAACCACCCTGCTGAACTACAAGTCTTTAGCTTCTTGCAAAAGGCTATGAAGGGTGAAGCTACAATGACAGAGGAGGTGACCGACTTGGTTGCCTCCGATGTTAAGGCTGCTATGAACAAGCAGTTCAACTCTCCACCACGTGATGCATTTAGACTACGTATGTCTAACATAGGCAGACCTAAGTGTCAGTTGTGGTTTGAGAAGAATGACCCTGAAGATAAGCTACCTTTGCCTCCACACTTCCTGATGAACATGATACTAGGTGATCTAGTTGAAGCTGTGTTCAAAGGGTTACTACGTGCAGCAGGTGCTGAGTTTAAAGACAACGATACTGTCACACTCACACTGCCTGATGGACAGAAGATCAAGGGTGAGTACGACATGGAAATGGATGGCAAGATAGATGATGTTAAGTCTGCATCACCTTGGTCATACACAAATAAGTTTGACTCATTCGAAGCATTACAGAAGGGTGATGGCTTCGGATATATACCACAATTAGTAGGTTATTCTAAGGCTGCAGGAAAGGAAGTAGGTGGCTGGTGGGTGGTCAACAAAGGCAACGGTGAGTTTAAGTATGTCAGTGCTTCGGAGGTTGACTCTGATAAGGTGATAGAAGATATCCAGGAAACGGTAAACTATATAGAAAAAGATGAGCCGTTCGAAAGATGCTTCAAGCCTGTGCCTGAGACATTCTATAAGAAGCTAACAGGTAACACGGTACTCAATAGTTCCTGTAGATTTTGTAGCTTTAAACATAAGTGTTGGGATAGTTTAAAGACACTACCATCAAGGGTATCTAAAGCTAAGAACCCACCGCAAGTTGACTACGTTTCAATAGGTGATGGCCTTGCCACGTAGACATAATAAAATGTTATACCGTAGCGGTCTTGAACAAGAGGCTGCTACGTTTCTAAAGACTAGACAGAAGTCAGTAGAGTATGAGAAGATAAAGATAGAGTGGGAAGACTTACGCTATCGCACATACACACCTGACTTTGAATTAGATAACGGTATCATAATAGAAACAAAAGGATTATTTAGTTCTGCAGATAGACGCAAACACGTAGAGATACAGAGACAGCATCCAAAGCTAGACATCAGGTTTGTATTCAGCAACGCTAAACAAAGATTATATAAAGGAGCTAAGTCTAGGTATTGTGACTGGTGTGATCAGAAGAACTTCAAGTGGGCGCATCGTGTAATACCTGAAGGATGGCTAATAGAAAAAGGCAAGCGCATGGAAGAGCAGCGTGTCGTAGTTAAAAGGAGATCCTGATGGGTCACAAAATAGAAGATGGTGAAGTTGCTATAGTAATAAAACCTGAAGTAGATGAAAAAGGTGAATGGAATGGATCTCTAAAGACAGGCTTAGTGTTTGGTGAAAGCCATCACCCTATAGCTATGAGAGCAGCTATGGATTTAGCTTTAACTATGGCAGCAACTACTAATGTATTGGACGATTATCCAGAATTATTCGATTACTATGATGAAGCCAGAGTAGAACTAATAAAAGAAATGTTTCCTACACAGTATGCTGAATCAGAACTTGATCTTTCAAAGGATATGGATTATGAAACTGATGGTAATGTAATCAAGTTAACCAAGTGGACAAAGACGTTAGGTGAAGCATGAGTAAAGAAGAAGAAGAGTTTGATATAGACTTTGATGTAGCAGATATGTTTGCAGGAATAGAGGAGATGGCTATAGAAGATTTAGTAAACAACCCACCACATTATAACCAAGCAGGTATAGAATGCATTGACGCTATCCTTGCTGCAACTAACCACAACAAAGAAGGATACCTACAAGGTAACATATTGAAATACGTATGGAGGTATGACTACAAGGGTGGCCTAGAAGATCTACAAAAGGCACAGTGGTATTTAAACAAACTCATTGAGGTATACAAAGAGAAGCACAAATGAAACGTAAGTTTAGTGTAACATATATGATGGAGGTGGATGAAGAGAATAACTTCTTATCCTCACACCAAGAAGGTCATAAGGAAGACGTGTATGATTTGGTAAGTAATGTCATGCATGATGTAGATGATATAAAGATACAAAATCTAGTAGTGAAGGAGAGACAATGAACTTTAATGAGTACCAAGAGGAAGCTGTAAAGACTGCTATCTATACTGATCCTATCATCTACCCTGCACTAGGCTTGGGTAATGAGGCAGGTGAGGTACAAGGTAAGGTTAAGAAATGGTTGCGTGATGATACGTTTAATAAGGAAGACATAGCAGCAGAGATTGGTGATGTGCTGTGGTATATTGCTGCACTGTGTCGTGACTTAGAGATAGACATGAATGACGTAGCGTTGAAGAACCTAGCTAAGTTAAAGAGTAGACAAGAACGTGGAACTATAAAGGGAAGTGGGGATACCAGATGACTGACATGACACAGATACATTTAGGTATGACCATAATTCTTTGGATAGTTGTTATGATCATATGGAATAGGTACTACAAGTGACACCAAGGGAATCAGCAGAGATAGAAGCAAAGAAAACATTTGAACTGTTTATACTTTGGTCAAAGAGAACACTATACTTTTTTACAGCTTTTTTATTAGTAGTTGTGGTAGGCTGCAATAATGGAGTAGAGACAGGTAAAGGTGCAACAGGAAGTAAATATAATGGAGAGGTGTACGCACCAACAAATATAGGGGAAGATAAATGAGTAACTTACTACCAACAGACTACCAAAGTTTTATACACCAGTCACGCTACGCTAAGTATGTAGATGGCAAAGGCCGTGAGTCATGGGCTGAGACAGTAGGACGCTACATGGATAATGTAGTACGTCCAAAGCTAGGCAATGATTCGTGGAGCAATGAGATAGAGCAAGCTATACTTAGCTTAGATATAATGCCAAGCATGAGAGCCATGATGACTAGTGGCCCTGCGTTGGATAGAGATAACACAGCAGGATACAACTGCTCATACCTACCTGTCGATGACCCTAAGTCTTTTGATGAGGCCATGTTTATATTGTTGTGTGGTACTGGTGTAGGCTTTAGTGTTGAGCGTCAGTTTGTGCAGCAGCTACCAGAAATACCTGAGTTGTTTGACAGTGAGACTACCATTGTAGTTAAGGATAGCAAAGAAGGTTGGGCTAAAGCGTTCAGACAACTACTAGCATTGCTATGGGCAGGTGAGATACCCAAGTGGGATGTCACTCGTGTACGTCCTGCAGGTGCTAGACTCAAAACGTTTGGTGGTAGAGCCAGTGGACCTGGACCTCTTGTCGAGTTGTTTAACTTCTCAGTCAACACTTTCAAACATGCACAAGGACGTAAGCTAACTAGCATGGAATGCCATGACTTGATGTGTTTCATTGGTCAGATAGTTGTGGTGGGTGGTGTACGTAGGTCAGCCATGATTAGTTTATCTAACCTCAGTGATGACCGTATGCGCCACGCTAAGTCAGGACAATGGTGGGATACAGCACCACACAGAGCATTGGCTAACAACTCTGTAACATACACAGAGAAGCCAGACATAGAAACATTCATGCGTGAGTGGACAGCATTAGTAGAAAGTAAATCAGGTGAGAGAGGTATCTTTAATCGTGAAGCATCTAAAGCACAAGCTGCTAAGTATGGTAGGCGTGATCCTAACTACGAGTTCGGCTGCAACCCGTGCAGTGAAATCATACTTAGACCCTACCAGTTTTGCAATCTTACGGAGGTTGTGGTACGTGCCACTGATTCGGTTAAAGACTTGGAGCGTAAGGTCAAACTCGCCACAATACTTGGCACAATCCAAAGCTCGTACACAAAGTTTCCTTACTTGCGGAAAGTGTGGCAACGTAATACTGAAGAAGAAAGATTGCTTGGTGTGTCGCTAACAGGTATCATGGACAACCCATTGATGACCTCAGTCAACTCTAACTTGGAGAAACTATTAGATGACTTACGAACTGTCGCTGTGGGCATTAACGATGAATATGCTTCTCTGCTTGGTATACCTCAGTCTGCTGCTATTACCTGCGTCAAACCTTCGGGTACTGTCTCGCAGTTGGTGGACAGTGCCAGTGGTATACATGCTCGTCACTCTCCATATTACATCCGTACTGTACGAGGTGATAATAAAGATCCCCTCACACAGTTTATGATAGACAATGGTGTACCCAATGAGCCGTGTGTATTCAAGGGTGACACTACAACCGTGTTCAGCTTCCCTGTACAAGCACCAGAGAGAGCAACGACACGCAACGACATGACTGCTATTGAACAGCTAGAGACTTGGCTTACTTACCAACGCCATTGGTGTGAGCATAAGCCCTCAGTTACAATATCAGTACGTGATGATGAATGGCTTGAGGTAGGAGCCTTTGTCTACAAACACTTTGATGAAATGTCAGGTGTATCTTTTCTACCACACTCAGACCATACCTATCAGCAAGCTCCATATCAAGATTGCAGCAAGGAAGAGTACAAAGAATTACTCAAGACCATGCCGAAAAAGATTGACTGGACTAAGCTTTCAGAGTATGAACAAGAAGACAACACGAAGTCCAGTCAAACATTTGCTTGCTCGGGTGACGTGTGTGAAATAGTAGACATAACATAAGGAAGATAATATGGAAGTAGTAGCAACAGCAATAATAGTTTTCTTTGCGACATTCAGTGTAACAGAAAAGTATCTTGAACCTTGGGTCAACGATAAAGTTGAACAGTATTACGAAGCAAAGGAATAGTATATGTCTTGGGTATTAGTAGCACTCTTTATATTTAATGAAGAGCCAATGATTATGAGTGATAATATTTTATATGAGAGTATAGAAAAATGTAACGTGGTTGCGGCTGAACGTAGCAAGGTTTTGGAGGCTACTAGACCTGAGTATATGTGGGAAGCAAAATACTGGGTATGGTGTACTCAAATACCACAGGAGGTATAGAATGACTTTATTAAAAGATGTAAAAGTAAATCCTAGAACAGGTAAACCTAAGTATTATAAAAATGGAAATAGCTCTGTTCTACAACAAGAACGTAATAGAAGAAGCAACCCTATAAACAATGCTAAAAATATATATGTAAATGGTAAGTATGTACCAAGGGGTCACCCACTTTATAATATTTTAAAACCTGGAAACTACAAAAACATTGATGGATTACTTAATGTTACGTCAGAGTCTTCATCTACTACGGAAGGTTCTATCTATGCAATAACTAATAAAGCTTTTAACGAAGATGGCTTTACTTGGATAAAGATAGGAATGGCAGAGAACCCCCACAAGAGACTGTCACAGTTTAATACTGCTGATCCTTATAGATCTTATGAGTTAATACACCACGTAAATGTTTCTCATATGCGTAAGTACGAAGCTGCTGCTCACGAAAAAGCAAAACTTGTGGCTAAAGAAACCAACGCAGAATGGTTTAAGATAGACAAAGATACTGCTAAAAATATATTAGACAGTCTACCTAAAAAACTAGTAACAAAACAAGAGCAGAAACAACCTGCCACACAGGATCTATTTACTTATGCAGAAGCTAGAGCGTGAAGCTACAGATTATATAGAGTCTAAACGTGATAGGTTTAAGAAGGACTTGAGAGAAGCTATACAAGTAGTAGATAGTTTCTTGTTAGATAATCTTGATGACAATGACCAACGCAAGAAAGCTAGAGATAAACTTCTTGAGTGTAAGATGTGGGCAGGACATAGCTACATAACCAAATGAAAAGGGCCGCTAAATGCGGCCCCTTCTTTTAGATGTCTGCTGATGCCTCATATATCTCTTCCAGATAATCTACGTATTCCATAAATATTTCTAGCTCAGTATAGTCTAGGTCTTCTAGTGATGCCTCTATTCCATACTGCTTTTTCATAAGCTTTAGAGCCTCTTTCCTTATTTCTTTAGAACTTCCATACGTACTTGCTTTAGCTGCTAACCTTAGTTTCTCAGGTTCGCCTCCCAAGTAACCACTTTCCATTTCATCACGTATATACTTCTTACTGTCTGATATTACACCCTTCAGCATATTACGTCTTCCAGCTAGGTCTGCTTGTTTGAACTCAGGTGTTGCTATTAATAAACTAGTTTGCTGCTCTAAGATAGGAGCTATAAAACTGTTGAATGCTTTATCATAAGCAGGTATCTTAGTTCTTTCTGATGCAGTCCAAGGTTGCATCTCAGACATGGAGTAAGCTTTTTCTGTAGATGTTCGCCCTCGTTTTAATGTTAAACCAAACAGACGAGCAAAAGGATTAGCGTCATACACTTCACCTTCTCTTGATGCTACTCTTAACTCTTCCCCTGTAATACTTTTATCGCCAAGACCTAATTCTTTTCCTGTAATTAAATCTGCTGCATCACTGAATGCTTCTAATATATTATCAACGTATTTAGTAGAAGTCTGTGTAAGGACATTTGCACCATCAGCCTGACGTACATCTTTAGCACCGTCTGTACCCATAGCAAAACCTATTATTTTATTAAATGCGTCAAGTGGTCTAGTAAAACCTGCTGCAGCATTACCTAAAGTTTTATAAGCAGCATCTATAGAAGCTCCACGGCTTCCCTCATCAGTATTTATTAATGTATCTAATAAGTTGTTTATGTCATTTCCAAACTGTGCGTCACGAGCAAACTGTCCTACAGCTACCTGAGTACCAATCTCTTGTATTAACTCTGGTGGTACGGATTCACCATGCCGCCTCAGATTAAGTATACGTCCTGCTGCTAGGAAAACGGAGAAGGGGAATGTATTTTTTGCATCAACAATACTACCACCGCCTACGTCTACGTCATAAACACCAAGATTTTTCTTACGTTTTTCTTCATCATAGTCCATAGCCATGAACAATGCTGCTGTGCCTACAGCAGAACGAGCAAATACTTCACCCTCTGTAACATCTACCCCTTCTTTTTTAGCCTTGTTAAAAGCGTATCTTGCAAACTTATTAAATAACTGCATGCCCCCAGAAAGAGGTGACCACTGATAAGAGGTAGCTACAACGTTGTTGAAGAACCTACCAAAGGGTAGGATAGTACCAAAACCAGGTGTGTTAGAAAAAGACTCTACAAGTTTAGCTGTAGTTCTAAGTAGTTCTGGTGTATCTTTTGTTGTGTAATCTTTAGAAAACACAGACTTCAGTGTACTATCAAGCGCACCTTGTAAGGCTACTTCATCTATAATGTCTTCATCTCCTGACAAAGCCTGTTTTAAGCTTACCTTTTTATTTAAACGTAGGTACTTGTCAAGCTCTGTCATAAACATCTGAGACTTTGTAAAGCTGTCCTGTATGCGTACACCAGTTATCTTATTTGCAGCAAGAGCCATAGGTTCTAGGTTTCTGTAGAGAAGTCCTGAAGGGTCCATACCAAATCGTTCTGCATTAGCATCTATACCACCTGCCATAGTCTCGAACAAAGCTTTTCTTATGTCCTGATTATCATCTAGGAACTTCATGTATGTGTCATGCGTAGTGTAAGGATCAAGAAGGTTACGCATCTTCTGTCCTTGTATCACAGTCAACGCACGAGCCTGTCTAAATGACTCCTCTGCTCCTGCTCTGTTTACTGTTAACTGTCCTAGTCCTTTAGCCATCAATCTTGTAGAGTTAAACAAGTCAGCCATAGTTTGACCTACGTAGAACTGACCAAAACCTGCAACGTTGATTGCTGTGGTAGCAGGAGATGAAACAAGTAAACGTTTCCATACAGACTGACCATACTTAAATGGTTCAGACTTTTCGGCTTTGAGTAACTCTTTACCTATAGCTTCTTTAGATTCTATTTCATCAAGTGTTTTAGCAAGTCTTTCGTTAGATGCAATAATACCTGAGTCTAATGTCTTACGAACCTGAGACATAACGTTAAGAGTTTTACCTGCTTCATTTATTCTTTTAGATATTAAGTCACCCAGCGCAGTTTTGTTTTCAGTCAACTCACCTATCTTGATGCCTGTATATTTAGTCATCTCTTTGTTGATACGAGCAAGTTCTTCATCTGGTAAGAACCTAGCTACGTTTGTCATTACATCAGAGATATGCTTTTCACGTCCTAGTTTGTAACCTGAATCTTTAAATAGTTTAGCTAGGCCACTCTTATTATCAGAACCTAACATGATATTTTTAATTAGTTCTGCTGGCATAGCATCTGCTGTGAAATCTCCACCACGTTCTACCTTGGCATTCCAAGCTTCTATCTCTTTAATCATTACATCACCAGCTTCTTTAGCTTGTTTGCCTGTAAACATAGGAGACATTTCTTTAATAACATTGTTAGAAAGTTTTTCTAGTGGATCACCTGTGTCATCAAAACCTGATGCACCACGAAACTTACCAAAGCCTAGCTGTGCAGCACCTGCCACACCACCAAGTAAGGATGAAAAGCCTGTCTGTAAAGCACTATATTCTTCCTGCGCCCCTGCTGCCATCATAGTTTTCTGTGCCATTACGTCTTGTAACACAGCAGCACCAGCATCCAACACTACAGTTTGTTTTAAAGATCTAGTAGCAGCAGTTTCAAGTAACTCTTTCTGTTTCTTTTCCATAGCTTCTCTAGCTAGTACTCTGCGTCCTTCTGAAGACACACGTTCTGATACCTCTCCTGCTAATCTACCACCCTGCTTTGTGGTATAGCCTTGATGTATTGCTCTACGTGCCGCTTCTATACCAGCACGTTCTGCTGCTTCTTTTGCTGCTGCTTTTGTAGTGCCACTCTGTAACGCTTCTTTACCTGCTTGACGTACTACAGCTTTTATAGTTTGCTTGCCTGTTAGTGATACACCAGCAGCAGCCATACGTCCTAAACCACCAGTAGCTAAACCTAAATAGTTTGTTGGGTCTGTAGCTGCAGCAAATACGTAGTCTTTTATACCATCGACTGCACCCATAACACCATCATTGACAAACACATTACCTAGTTGATCATATATCTCATATGCTTTTCTAGCTTTCTTTTTGCGTACATCATCTGCTTTACCTATGAAGCGAACCTCACCTGCAGTTGATACACTGTTAGCATTGAAGTAACGCATATGATCAACAAAATCTTCTATGACTTCATCTGCACCTAAGTCTGCGTAGTCAACACCCTTACGCTCTACCATGTAGTCACGAATAGGGTTTAAGAATTGATGCTTCTTTAGGTCATCTTTTTTAAGGGTAGCATTTGAATCAAGAATAAAATCATCATCATCTTCTATTATTTGATCAGGAGTAACTTCATTATCAAAGCCTGTTTCCTGATCCCACTTTAGTAACTCATAGTAGTCCATTATTATTCACCTACATATTAGGATTGGTTGGCCCCAAGGAATCTTTTTCTTCTTGTACTTCTTCTTTAAAGGCACGTTGATAACGCTCTAGTATTCTTTGGGTTATTTTTTTAGCCTTGCTATCCCCTTCTTTATACTCAGTTATTTCAATAGAAGGTTTAAACGGCATTGTAAATGCTGCATCATCCATAGTTGAAAGTTGGTTTCCTGTAACTGTGTAAGTTCCTTTACCTTTTATTTTTATCTTATATTCTTTGTCTGGATCTATATTACGTTTGATGTTTAAGTTACGTAGAGGTTTCTCTAACATCTTATCTATGTCTTCTTTGAAGTCAAAGCCTACAATACCTAATCTTGATTCAGGTAAACCATTATCTTTTCTTTCTTTACGAGACATGTTATCCCACTGCTCACGTGTGAACTTAGCCGTGTAGCCTTTTATAAGTTGTCCAGACAGTGCTTGCTCTACTATAGCCTTACCTTCATCTGTCAAAGGTGAAGCAGCTTCTGTTGAACCTTCTGCTTCAGGGTCTATTACTTCTGGTTGTCTAAGAGTTTGTTCAACATTAATAGGTGTCTCTAGATTTGCCTCTGATGAAGTTGTTGAAGAAGAGGTAGTGCTACTATCTTGATCACTATCTTCCTGAGTGTTTGGAACTTGATCATACATATCTAATAATTCGTTTAAATATCCTGTACCCATAGCAGCTTCTATCTGATTTCTTACAAGTCTACTATCAAAGAAGCCACCTTTGTGATAAGTGTCTGCATATTGATCTATTAATATTTTAGCTGCATTAGTTTTTAGAAAATCACGAGCATTCTTGGCTGCTTTTGCTCTGGCTTCTTGATCGTTACCTGCTGCTCGTACTTTACTTTTTATGTAAGCTTCAGCATCATCTCCATCTACAGCATCCGACATGGCTTTACTTAACGTTTTGCTAAAAGTTAAAGATGCATCTGATGTAAAGTAATCTACTTCAGTGAACGTCATAGTAGCATCGCCAATCAATGAGCTATACTCAGACTGACGTGAGAGTTCATTTATATCAGCTACAGATAAACCTCCTGAATACTCTTTATCTGAAAGCCTTTTTTCTGCACGTTGTTTAGCATCATAACCAAACATACTGGCAAGCATACTGGCTTCTTTAGTATCAGGTTTAGTTGTTGTTGTAAGAGGTTGTACGCCATAGCTACGTTTAGCAAACTCTTCTAAGGGCATATCTATTAACTCTTGATTTACTGTAGCTAGGTTTGGCATGTTTATAAGAGCATCAACGTCATCTACACCCAGCGTTTTAATGCCTTGGGTATTAGCTGCAGCCTGTAGTTTTTTGTAGAGATCAGCTATTCCTGTTATACCAGATGCCATAGCTGTTCTAACTTGTGCAGGTGATGCTCCTAAAGCTCTTGCTTGTTTACCTAAACTTGCGGCTGATCTTGCTTTCAAGTCTCGTTGTTGTATGAGTTGTGCATTACGTTCAGCAGCAGCCTTTTGTTCTTTCTCGTATGTTTTAGCTTCTGTCTGTCTATCTTGAATATCCTCAGTTACTTCTGTGAGGAAATCAGCAGCAAACATTTTCCAATCTAATCCCATTATATTAACCCTTTGCCATTAAGCCTTGTGGCTTTTCTTCTGGTGTGTCACCTACTTCAGCTTCTTCTGTCTCATCTACTATTTCTTGTAGTAGTTGCTTTCCGGGATCTGCAGCATCTGGTTCATCTTCTAAATACTTTGCAGCTAACATTTGAAAGCGCCTCATTTCTGAAGCTTCTGCTTCTGCCTGTGGGTCTGTACCATCATCGTCTACATCAATACCCATAGACTGTATGGCTTGCTTTAAGAACTCATGTATGATTGGAGCTACAAGCAAGCTGTTGTCTACTGTGTGTAGTCCTCTCATCTGACCTGATGTTGTGATGCTCTGTACAATAGGCTTTAGAGGTGAGCCTACCTGACACATTGCAGCTAGATCATCTAGTACTTCTTGATTAGCCAAACTATTTATGTAGTACTTTGTAACTTCTTCAATGGTGTCCATCTCAGGAGGTGTCTCCCAAGGATTATTCTTAGGTTCATCTGTTAAAGACTCACCTGGAACTGGTCTGTCGAATGGTCCTGCTATTGCCATGTTATTATCCTATTTAGTAAATCCTGCACCAAAGTATAAGCCTACTATAGCAGATACTATGTGCGTGTCTAGTGGTGTTATAACGAAACCTCGTGCAGCTTGCCACTGTACTGTACCGTCACCACCAAATAGCCAGTTAAATAAACCGCCATGTACTTCTGTGTAACCTACGATAACGCTTACGTCAGGATACCACACAGCTACCATCTTTGGCAAGACAATAATAGCAAAGACTGCAGATAAAGCTATGATCCTACGTGTCCATGCAAAGTGTATGTCTTTACTGCCATGCTCTCTGGCTTCGTTGACTGC